ACGTGAGGCTACGTGCGCCATCATAACGGGTGGTACACTCATTCCACAGATATAATGTGGGGATTGGTTGAGGGAATGATAATCTTGTGGAAATGTGGATATATTACATACTTCTGACCGTGATAAATATATAGGCTGCTTAAAAGGAATAATTGAGTCTGCATGAGTTGTTAGGGTGTAGCTTACTTTGTTCTCATATAGATATTGTTGATTAAAAAAGCCTCGTTTTCCAGTTTGTTTCTTATAGGCCTCTGCCAAAGCAATATCTCCTGCCACTCTCTGCTCAAATAACTTTCTCATTTTTACACCAATAGGCTTTCCCTTGTAATCCGCATATTCCCCATAATATATTTCCGATTCATTAAATTCCATGTCGATGTATGGCTCAACATTGAAGAGGTCTGAAACTTTTAGGAAATGGACTCCCAAATCATGCCTGATACATATAAAGAATACACGTTCTCTTTTTTGAGGTACTCCCATTTTAGAAGCATCAAGAAGAAAATGCTGACAATAATAACCAGCTTCCTCAAAGTCTTTGTATATACGTCTGACATAATCAATCGCATTCCCTAAAAGAAGTCCTTTCACATTTTCAGCAATAACGACTTTAGGTTTTAAGCGTTTGGCAAGTGCAATAAAATCAAAAAAGAGCGTGTCTAAAACTTGTGTCTTTTGACCTTCCTTGAATTTCTTTTCTTTACCCCACGCATCTTCACGTAATCCCGACATGCTAAATGTACTGCAAGGTGGTGATCCGTCCAATATATCTAAATGGTACAGTTCCTCGGGAAGATTATTCCTTTTCACTAAATCACGAATATCTTCCAAATAACTATACTGGGGATGATGGTTTGTTTCATAGCATTTCATCATTCGTGGATCAATCTCATTACAGCCAATAACATCGTAACCTGCTATTTTGTAACCCATAGTAGAGCCACCGCCACATGCAAAACAAGAAAATACCTTTCCTTTATCTTTAGTAAAAACAGCATCTTCTAAAGACCAGCGATAAGGATAGAGATGTTGTGTATGGGGGGGGGTAATTACATCTTTCATCATTCCACCTCCCATAATTCAGCTACTCTTTTGAACTCTTCATCAGCCGGAACCGGGCAATCTTTGATCCATTGCATATCTTTTACTTTCCATAACGAAAGGTCTGTGTTGTCAGGAATATGCTTTTTAATATCAGGAAAAAGATTGAGCCGAAGAGATTTACTTTCCATAAGTTCATCTTTGTAATCCAACAAAAAATTATTGGCCTCCAATAAACTATGAATATCATTAACAGAATGTGGAGTGTAAACAACTCCATCGAAGTATCTGATATAATTGGGGAGCATATCAGCCAGTGCCGTATATAGAAATAATTTTCCTTTATTGCCATAGGCCAATTTTTGAACGGTTTTGATACTTTCAGCCAAATTTGCCAGTTTTTCAGGAAACAAAAGTGGTTCTCCACCAGTTATCATGATCTCTTTGTAATTAAAGTGCTCAACAACTGGTAATTTTGAAAAATCCCATGAGTTGTTGCAACACATAGGACATTTGTTCGGACATTTGGTTGTAACCAATAGACGTAACTTTTCCATTTATAATGATATTGTTTGGGTGTATTTCAATTCTCCGGTATATCCACGTGCTTTCAATTCTGCGATAAGTTCCCGTGGAGAAAATTTTGCCAATTCAGGATTGGAATATATTTTCTTCAAATTCCCCCCCCTCCCGGAGTTTTCTTACGGTTTCTGGCATAAACATTACCGCACTCTTTACAATATGTCTGCAATCCATCTTCGGTTGAAGCATTTTTCCAAAACTCACTGACCGGAAGTTCCCGGCCACATTTGCTACATTTTTTTAATTTTTCCATTATTCCTTTTCTTTAATTCTACCATATTCACATATTAGTAAAGCATCCGAAGTTGCCAATGTAACTTTTGCATACGGGAACAGCTGTTGGGCTTTCTTCTTTAAGATGTTTTTCCATTCTGTCTTACCCAATTTGTCTGTATTTCGTAATCCTATAGTTTTTTGCCAAGTTTGTGGAGATACTGTTACTGTCGGAATCCCACAAGCTATCAATCCCATAGTCAGCTGTCCGTAACCTTCTCCAAAAACAAAAGAGGCAGAAGCACTTTGTCCGGTCATGCCATTCACTCGTTCCAAATAACAAACGCTATTTTCTTTGTATATGGAGAGAAAATCTAATAAGTCTTTGGGAGTTGGTGGCATTTTGATACACTCCAATAATTTGTTATTCTCGGTGTCGTACACTACAATTCCACCGTTTTTGCCAACATCTATACCTATGATCCTTCGTTTCATAAATTATACTTTTTTGTTTATAAATCTTTTGAGCTTAATTACATCTTTCTTTCCAAGCCTTAGTGCTTCACTGGTCTTGATGTCAGAAGGTGAAGCTTTACAATTCTCGGTTATCCTTTCAAAATGTCGGATAAAGGATTTTAGGAAATAGTCGGGGATTTCAACTTTCATAATGATTGATTTATGTGGATAAGCCCGGACTCGAACCGGGAACTGTTGCAATCAGGATTTTCGTTTCTGCTTCCGTTTGTACGTATGTCAAGTGTTAATAGCATATTACCTGACTCGTGATGCTATTCGTGCATTTTTACCACAGAAACTAAGCGTCTTCCGATTTCGCCACTTATCCGTTTGCCTCTACAATAGAGGCATTTTACATGAACAAAAAGACTCTTTGTAGTATCTACCGTCGTGGAGCGTATGCAGCGTACTCGACTCGACTTGCAAAGAGAAGAAAAAAGGTGAGGCATGATAGTTCCCGGATAGGCGGTCAAGCCACACCGGGAGAAGCTGATTATTAATCGGGTTGATAATTATTATTTTAGGAATTTAGCAAAAGTCTTGATTGAGCCTTCATTATTACTTTTTAAAGAGGCCAATTCTGTATTTTTAGAAGTTAGTGTAGAAATAACAGATTTATTCTTTTCGATTTCTGCATCAATATCACTATTAAGTGTTTCCAAATCGGCTTTTGCTTGTGCAAATTGAGACAATATCGTATCTCTTCTTTGTTGAAATGTCAGCATATTATTTTGTCATTTTTAAAAATTCAGGAGCAATGCCATATAGAGGTGTCTTCCCGTCCCACTTGTCTATAAATTGTTTATATAAAATCTCACGGGTGAGTCCACGGGACGCAATTAAAGCTTGTTCTGTTTTTAGTTGCTCCAGTTCGTTTTGCTTCTTTTGTTCTTCAATCTTCTGATCAAGTACCGAAATATTAGTGTTTACCTCGTTACGGCTATCTATTTTATCGCGGACAGCTCTTGAAAATTCCAATTGTGCGGAGAAGGTCAACAACTGCAATCCCCGTTTCTCAAATTCTTTATCAACGATCTGTTCCAGTCTCTTTTCAAATACCAATGAACCACCGTCAGCCATCAGACTGTCTGTTTTATGTTTGCGACTTTCTTCTTTGATAAGATCATATATACGTGGCTCCAAAATATTATCTTCTAATGATTGCATAAAGCCATCTTTTCCCGATGGGGTGTCAGCCTTATCAATATGCTTGTTATCAAATACAATATCAATAGCCCTGTTTTTCATTACTTTATAAGAGTAAGTTGGCCGGGCTGTAAACTCTGTATTGTCGGCTGCCTTTAGTGTGACTGGATCAGAAAATTCTCCGCGCTGATCGAATAGCGGAACTTGAAAAAGCTCTGTGCCTAATTCCCATGTAGATACCTTACCGGCAACGATTTTAAAATCTTCTTTCCCTTGTTTGCCGTAGTTCTCCATAAGGACACCGGCATAATTGGGAGCAACTCTTTCGCATGAAGCAAACAAAACAACGGCAAATAGTGCCACAATCAAAAAATCAATCTTTCTTTTCATTTTCTACTTTTTTTTAATGATATTATAAACTATAAATGCTACTGTCAGCATAATTATTGAAATTCCCAACCACGCATTTATGTGATTGAATACGCGGTTGCCAATGAAGAAAGCCGATACGACAAGTACCGGCTTCCAGTATTTCTTTACAGTCTTCATTGTTATTGTTCGATAATGGCAATATCCGGTGCCAATTTACGGATCAACAATAATTGCTCGTCAATGGCCTTGTTGCGTTCCTCTTCCACTATCACTTCTGCACCAGGGGAGCAAAGGGACAATCGAATATTACGCCCGTCCACATCTGCAATGATTTCCACTTCAATCTCTTCTGCAGGGCGACCTTTGAAAATCGGGACAATAAGATTGAATGAGGCCGGAAGATTGGAGTTGACAACTTGGCTGTAATTGTCAGTGCGACTACCGTTGTCTTGTCGGGAGTTTTCCACTTTTGAGTCAATGCTGGCTTTGAAGTTCTTCAAGACTGTTACCAGTTCCATGTTGTATTGTGCATCCTTGAAGAAGGCACGATTCATTTTGAAGAACTTTGAAAGCTGCACCGGTTCCCATGTCTTGCTTGTGTTAATACCAAATTCAAGAAACTTGGGATAGTATTTCAACTCACCTCTTACAGTAGCTTTATTCCTACTGTCAGTTTCATTGGTGACAAGTTTAAGTGTCATTTTCTCCCGATCAACAAGAATATAGCAACGTTTCTGATTGATCTGTTCTTTTTCAGAGATTCTTTTCAAGAGAAATTCATGAACACTTCCAATTGTTCCGGCTAATTCTACCTTATCAGGCTCCAGTACCGGTAACTCATTTTCTTCGTGAAGTTCAATAACTCTAAGGGTTGCTTCGGTCACACCCGGAGCAAAGTTCACTTGCATCTTTTCGTTTTCCATGTTGTTCTACAAATTTTTAGTTCTGTTTTTAAATGATTTGGCTGGTTTGAAGTGTGGAGTATAATGCTCCGCTATGACAATAGTCTCGTTTTTGTGTATGTTACGAGCAACTTTTCGTTTATAGTGTTTGGGTGACAGTGTACCAAAACCTCTGATATAAAGAGTTCTTCCATTAGCTACTGCATCCACGGTTTCCTTCAATGCTGCTTCTATAACTGTTCGGACTTCGCAAATAGCAATACCGGTTGATTCGGCTACTTGCTTGATAAGTTCTTCTTTTCTCATGGCTTATCCCTCCGTACCAGTAGATTCAATGTCCTCGAAGACCGTTTTTTGCATCTCTTGTGCCTCCATCGGACGTTCTTTAACCAAATCGCCATTACCATTGTAATATCCGGTGGTACGGGTGCTACGATCCATAAACTTAAAGCATTCATCCGTAATTTCCTCATAACCACGTTTTATATCGGTAAGCAACGTTTTTTTACGTTCCTTTTTAGGTTTCAGTTTGTCCTTGTATGCTTGCATGAAAGCTTTCTTTTCTTCTTCCAGTGCGGCCATGTCAAGGTCAATATTTGCCAACTCCGTTTTCCGTTCACCCATTTCTTCCTCGCTGAAAGGAGAAGTATAGGTAATTCTTTCAACTGCTGCGCAATTGTCTTCCAACATTTGTCTGCGAAGCAATGGATTCTTATCTTTAAATAGTTCTTTATCCATATCATAAAGGTTTTAAGCCATATCGGGCAGAACCGACAAATGGCTGTGGGTTAGTCCTTATGTTTGCTTTGTGTATATCATCTGTACGATGATTGAATAATCGGGGTAATCCCGTTATTTTGTCATATACAACCAGTTCAGACGATACATAACAAATAAAGCCTTTCAGTCGCTCTTTCAACCATGCGTTCTGATAGGCTCTGCGTTCACGATATTCTTGGTAGCTCATTCCCTTTGGGCGAGCTGTGAGAAGGGGAGTGTAATTTCTCGCCCCCCCCGATTTAGATTTACTCTTTCCCATCAATCAAATTTTTATATTGTTCTTCTGAAACGAACTTGTCGCAGTTCCCATACCAAGTACCATCATTTATCTTGTATGGCCTGACTGTTTTATCCATTTCATTCATAACACCGACTACCGCATTTTCTTTGCTATTATCATCCCATACAATAACAACATCGCCGACAGTCGGGATATATTCAGGCTGTAACTTCTCAAAATTGAAGGAGTAATGTTTTTCTTCCTTCATGGCGGCAAGCATCTTTGCCTTTTCCTCTTCCGTAGCTTTACGGAATCCCTTCATGCCTCCGATACCAGCTTCGGGTGTGAGTCTTACAAAAACTCTGTCACCTTCATCATTGGAAGGAACATAGGCGACAAGGCCGAAAGGTACTTTAATTGCCGGTAAAAAAGAGAGTGGCCTTTCTTCTCTAATTTCAGAGAGAATCATCATGCTGCCCCCTCCGCGATTCGGATTGATAATTACGTCACCGGGGATGAATGTCTCACCCTCAAATTCAAATTTACCCCCCCCCGTAACTTTTTGAGTAGGTTGCATACTTTCTTCTTTCACGATTTTTACCATGTGTCCTTCGGGCACTTCAACTGTTACTGTTCTCATTTTAATTTGATTTTAAACTGGTTATTGTATTCTATGTATTTTTCCGGGCAGGTTGTTTCTATAATTCCGTTCATTGTAGGAATACGAAACAACTTGCCGGATTTATGAAGCTCTTTTTCAAGCTGTTTTGCTTTATGTAAAGCAGCCAAAGAACGTGTTTCATTTTCGATCAGTTCTTTAGCCGCTGTGATACTGTTACTAATTTTTTCACATGAATCCATTACTTGACTTCTTCTGCGTATGGAGTATCGTCTTCCTCAAAATCGTCCGGTTTCTGACCTTGTGCCTTTTTCCAGTCTTCAAACATTTCATCATCCAACTGGCTCTCTGTTTCAAGAACTTTAATCATGGAATCTGAAATGCCGGTTTTGGGCAGGAATTTGAAAGCCCAGTTCACGATTGTTTTTCGAGCCATTTCTTCAAAGTCTGTGTCCCACGGAGATTGCTTGCCTTTCTTGACAGCCTCACTACGACTTTTTATTTCTTCAATACGTGCTTTGGGCATTGCATCGAATTTTACAACACCGGAAGTCAAGACTGCAAAATAGTAGCCTCCAAGAAGATCACCACGTTCTCCGAATACATTGGGTTTGTGGATGATAGTGCCACCGGTACCTTTTGTCATGCTGAACTCGTCATTAGCATAAACCAAATCAGAATAAATATCTTTTACAACGCCGGTGCGGATCAAAATATCAACTTTCCCCATATATGAAGCTTGGAACTTCACTTTGCCTTTGTATGGTACAAGATACCCCAATCTTAGTTCAGGATTGAGTGTCAGACCGGTAAGAGAAACGTTTTTGATTGCTTCGACAAGATGATCGGGATATTGCCGGGCACAGTCAATCAAATAAGGATTATTCAACATTGCCTGCATAGCGAAATTGACTTCACGGGCAAATTGCTGTTCTGTGCCACCAGCTGCTATAAATGCCTTTTTAGGGGAGATAAAACAACTTTCCAATCCTTTCAGTTGTACTGGAAAGGCTGGTGGGGCAGAAGGAACGGGCGGTTGTGGTGTGGAAGGTGTTGGGGAGACCGGTTCTGTTTTTGTTGGTGAAGGAGCATTGTGTTGTTCCATTCCCAAGTTCCCTTGTTGGGGGGATTGATTCTCTGTTTTACTCATTGCTCTTGATTATTATAAAAGTTAAACATCTTGTTCTTTTCAAATGCAGGTGTGTCCGGCACCATTATTCTTCGCCCTTTGAATCCCGGCTGAATAAATATCTGTGCACCGTCAAAATCATTGTTTTGTGTACAGTAAACATGCTGGTCTAACAATTTCTTGAATGCCAATGCACTTGCACCCATTTTCACAATTCCGTCTTCCAAATGGAAAGCCCAGTTAGCTGCACTGACAAATACTGCGTCATAGGGAGCTGTCTTTTGTTGCATAACCCAGTAGAACTCCTTCCATACTCCAGTACGTTCATGTTCAAAAAACTGGTAGAAGGCTGCCGAAATACCGTAATGAAATTTGGCTATAGTCCGGTTAACTGTTTCTTCATGAAGATCATCAACCGCCAATGTTTTCCAGTCGACAATTTTCTTGGCCGTTTCCACATCAGGGCGATATTTGAA